GGTTTGTAGACTTCGCCAGTCTTTTTATCAACAAAAGCATGAATAGAACGGGAACCAGCACCAGTTTCCATCCAGATCTTGTGATACTTACGTCCACCATCAATGTAGAACTTGTAGTCGCTGGTGCCACCATTGTTGCGACGTTTGAAGTTATCAAGCAGAGCATCACACAGCATCAGGCAATACTTACGGATGTTAAGCTGAATAGTGTTTTGTGCATCCTGTTGAGCAGCGAAGTCAGCAAGTGCAGTCATGTGGTCATCCCTTGAGAACATGGCCAATATACAGCAGCCACAGCACCATGGGGAGAATGGTGTGCAGCTCAACAACTGTCACGCGATAACTTGATTTTCTGGAATTAAGTGCATATATTTTCTCATGATATTGTAACGCTTTTGTCTGAATAAAACATGAGGATCATACACATATTCATCCAATTTATCACATATTGGTTCATCATGCTTATCGGCAAGTTCTCCCCAATAATTCCATTCTCTCAAATCACCTAAGTTGTGTATGTAGCTGGTTGTCCAGAATACCATTGCAAGACGATCTCCGCGTGTTACTTCATTCACACGATGACCAATACCAGTCTCATAAGTTATACCCCATCCAGCCTCTAATTTGAATTGAACTTCTTTACCATCCAACCAAAAAATCAATTCTCCACCATCATATTCCGATGGGTCATTCATAAAAATAGTCGTACTGAAATGACCATTATCAACCATGTCAAAATGTGGTTTGTAAAATCCTCCGGTTGGAGTTTTGGTAATCAATGGAGATGTGCTTTTCTTTGGATATGTGAAACGAACAAACTCTTTATTACCGTCAATGGCAGGCCAAATCCTGGTATTATTCAACTCTACATTTTCTGGTAGTTGATAATTTCTTTTTATCTTAGACTTATCTCTGTTAGATTCTGGTGGAGCAATAAGTGATACTTTACCATCTATCCAATCAAAGTCTGTCGTTGCATCATCAACCATATCATTTATATCTTTAACTAGAGACTTAATCTCCCATTTAGTAAAGAACTTAGAAATATGAAATCTTGTAGATAGTGTCATTTGAACCAAGTAACTAATGAATAACGTGTACCACTGGTGACAGGCATCACACGATGAGAAAATACAAAGTTTGATGGAAATGCTACGATAGATCCTTTCTTAAGTTTTGGAATATAACTTCCATACAAGAAAGCAAGATCTCCGCCTTCAAAATCATCTGGATCACTCAACAATGCAACCATTGAAAGTTCTCTGTGCTGTCGAGTTCCTGAATCAGCATGACAAACATATTGTCCTCCAACATCATATCTCAACAGGAAATATCCTTCATCAGCTTGAACATCAACGAAGTCGTATAGTTTAGCATACTCTTGCGAAACTTTATTTACTGCTTCATACAAACTCATGTCAATAAGTTTTGCCGCATCATCTTTGAGTCTACTGATTTCCAGAATATCATTAACTCTTTGTTTTGATTTTTTATTGCCATCCATTTCATCACCAGCAGTTAAAGCTGGAGTCCATGCTTTATGGTCTCTATCAAAATACTCAACAATATGGTCACAAAGATCTGGATCTATTGCATCATGAACTACATGAATATAATCTGATACTAATACTTCAGTCTTTCCGTATTTTGGTTTGTTGCACCGCCATCCAAGATCTATGAGTTCATTTCGCAATATCTTTGATCGTATTCTTCCTTCATGACATTTAATATCAGGAACGAAAACATCATCATTTACAAGTCTTGCACCATAACTATTCTCTCTCACATAATGTAAGAAGAATGCAGTGTAATTATTTCCCTCAAACTTCTCTCTCCAATGCTCATTGTGAACGCCAAGAAAAATCAATGCGTCTCCAATTTCCAACTCAATTTCTTGAGGATTATTGTCCCAATCTTCGATGTAAATTGGCCAATCATGATCTTTATTAAGTATTACACTCACAGATATTTCACATGCTGGTCTGTCAATGTGTTTTTTTAATTCCTCACCATTGCCATACACTCTAGAATATGAATATGTTGGTAAGAGAGGCTCTTCTACGAGGAGAGATAGTTTATCTAAATTATCAGACAATTCTTTCTCTGCTAGTGCATACTTATATTTTGCTGGTGATTGTGGACATTGACCATCTGGTTCCCACTCTTCACAATCTTTCAATACTTGTTGATAAAGAAAATCTGCATGTTCCGCGCTAATAAAATTAGGAACATGCAGATAGTTTTTAGAAAGTAAATCAGCGTTCATGACAAAGATAAGATTTTAATTTTTAGATTAGTGGGAGTGAACTACACCACTGGCATGAACATGTGGAATAGCACTGTTATAGATGTGGAATGACCCATGTTGAAGTCCTGCGCCAAGCAAAGCTCCTGCAACAATTAAAGGAGCAAATCTTAAGATTCTCAAAGCCATGAATACTATTGTTGAATGACTGGTGTATTTATGTGAGAATGTTCGTGAGTGTCAAAAAACATCTGATGAGTAGATTCCCACAAAACAACAGATGCGACTGCAATTAAAATGTATTCAGATAATTTATAGAATTTTTTCATGGATTTGGTTTCTTAAATGGTTCGTTAAAAGTTTTGTCATATAGCCAACCAGTGACTATGTATTTTGTTTCCGTTTTAGGAGGAAATCCTCTATGTAAGTATGTCCAGGTAGCAGGAAACAATAACAGTTTACCACATTCTGGTTGGATTTTGGTGCCATCAATGAACTCAGTGTATCCATCCTCTTTTATATCATTTAGATACCAAATAAAAGTGAGTAGTCTGACACCAAACTCTTTTTCAAGATTGTAATCCGTGTGCCAATGATAATATCCTCCAGGTTTTGTTCTCTGTATTTGATAACCTCTATCCACAAATGGTGGCATACTCCAAAAGTATCCACTTTCAGGATGGCAAAATCTATCACACCAATCATCAAGACCTTTATTTAAAGCCGTGTAGAAAACCTTGTCTTCATCTTTCCAATTATTTGTTGAGATAAAAAGATCATCTGAGGTTTTTATAGTTTGATCTACAATCCATTTTGTACCAATAGATCCAGGAGCAACGTCTGGATCGTTTTCAAACTTTTCAATACAGTGTTCGCAAAAATCTCTATCAAGGTTATTTGGGTATGTGAGAATAAAATCACTAGAGGCAAATTGCTGTTTTTCCTCTAATGGAGCATTTTTAGTTTTGAACCGAGGCATATAAAAAACCTTCGTTAGTGCTGTAATATACGTTAGTTATACCTGCTTCTTTGATAGCCATTTCACAGATAGGACATGGTTTTGCCATGCGTAATTTGCCTTGGGGATTGACCCTTGCAACAACTATTGTATCACATTCTTTCTTTGCTTTCACAAGAGCTGAAACCTCTGCATGTAGATAAATCTTTTCCCGTAGACCAACACGTTCAGCAAGACTTGCCTGCAATGGATGAGTCTTTTTATCTTTATTGACTCCAATGCTAACAACCTCATTCTTCTTAAGTAGAATAGCACCAACCTGTTTGCTTGAGTCGGACATCTCCGCAACACAAATAGCTTTGTCAAAGAACTTTTCGTCAATCGGCATTGAAGTTGAAGTTAATTACAGAGCGAAGGTTGTTACTAGGTTGACTGCTAGCATGAAAGTGGTTCCCATCAAATATGATATATTTTCCCTTTTCAGGTTCTATCTCTTGCATGATAGTGCAACTATTCTTTATAGTACCATCATACTTCTCTTCAAAGAAATATGTTGGGCCGTCACTATCATTGACATAGTATAGTAGAACTGTGTGCTTATCAGTAGAGTCAACATGTGGGGTATGCCACATATAATCAACATCTCTAGGTAGGAGCATGTTGATCTTAATTCTTGATAAAAGTTCCTCGTCTAAGTTAAGTTCCCTAATGATAGGTCTACAAAAATTGTAGTATATCCAAGTATCAGACTCAAATTCATTATCGCAGAATACTGGACGGACAAGCTGCGGACCTTCACCCGCATTTTGAGTAAAAATGATAGCGGGATCGTCTGGTGGTGCAAGAGAGGTTTCCGTATCCAGAAGCCATTGGATTTTTGCATCTTTCATAATAGCAGTCTCAATATAGTCTGCTAATTGAGAACTAACCCTTCCTATTTTCATTAAACGTAACCAACAGCGGGGACACCTTTGATAAAGATGGTATCAACAATGCTTTGCAGACGACGTGCAGTTGCTGCCTGAGACTTGCCATAGACAGGAACAGTGATGTGACCGCATGGTTTGCGATAGAATTGCATCTCACCAGCAGGAATACGACCGGAAGCAATATCAGCAGCATCATCGTGATCAACACGAATGACACGGCCGATAGTCTGTGCCATCTCAATCACAGGCAGTTGGCGAAGAAGAACAGCGTGAGTCAGACCAGGCACGTTGATACCCTCAGACAGGATGCTGTAGTGAAACAGAACAAACTTGCGTGACTTGTCTTTACCCCATGCCTGAAGAGTTTCAAAGAACTGTTGACGAGTCACTTTGTTCTGATTAACATAAGCACCGTGCTTGCTAGTGATATGTAGCACGTCAAAGCCACGCTCACGCAGTTGATACAGAAGGTCAGATTTGCTGATGGTATTCCACAGCACGCGAGTATTAGGTGCAGCAACTAGAACTTTGCCGATACCTTTGATGTCATCGAGCACGTCAAGCACAGTGTCACGATCAACACGGTGAGCATTGTGCTTGTCACGGGTGACATCACGCTCATAAGGAACAATCTGAGGAGGAATGATGCTACCGTTGCTGATAAGCTCTGGAGCAGGAACATTCATGATTGTGTTACCGAACACAAGAGAGTTATTCATACCACGACCAGCACCATTGCGAGAGAACTTAGGAGTCGCAGTGAAGAAGTATGCGTTGTCAGCATCCATGGACGTTGCAGCTACACCGACAAAGTGAGCACGTTGAGTGGCATTGTGTGCCTCGTCAAAGTATGCAATGTTGACATCAATGCCAGAATCAACAACACGACCAAGAGAATGATAGGTGGTGAAGATAAGTTCGTGAACACCAGCAGTCTTGCAAACCTCGTGATGGCACTCAATTTGTTGTGCTTTTGTGGTACGATTGCCAACAACGTCACCACTGTGAACGTGCAGAACACAGGCATCAACAACACCGTTGAGAGCAGCTGTGAACTCTTCAAACAGTTGAACAGCGAGCAGGATGCGAGGAGCAACCACAACGACAGTCTGACGCTCCTGAGAGGCGCTCAGACGACGCTTAAGATCTTCGATCATGATGAAAGTCTTGCCGCCGCCTGTAGGGCAGTAGATGGTGCCTTTGGAAGCAGACTCAAGGGCATCGAGAGCGCGTTGCTGGTGGGGGCGAAGAGTGATGGGCATCGGTGTCCTGTTGATGTGGCCATTATAGCAGAATAGGGCCCCCTGTGAAGAGGGCCCTACCAGTTGTCAGATTGTCACATGGACTCAGGGTTGAGTCAGAGTGAGGCAATCACCTTGTGGGTTGAAAGTGATAGTTTCGCCGTACATATCGACGATGTTCTGTTCAGTAGGACGACCCTGATCTTTAGGGTCAGGCTTGATGTACTGTGCCTTAAATCCTGCGAGTTTGACTTGAATACGAGACTCATCAAACTCACCACAGTCATCGAAGATGCTCATGGCAAACTTCACCCAAATCTCCTTCTGCTCATTCCATTCAGCGATGAACTTGTCACGGAACTCTTCAAGATCCTCCACACGATTCTGGGAGTAACCTACAACCCAGACAGGAACTCCATACTTGATAGAGTTACTGATAGCACGAGCCCAGACGGACTTGTTGTTACCAGCACCAGAGCAATAGACGATGAATCCTTGCTTCTTGATGTCAGAAGCCGAGCGTCCATCAATACCTTGCTTGGGTAGTCCTTGAGCAGAGATGAAACCATTCAGAGTGTTCTTACCGTGCCCAGTAGAGTTGTAGGTACGGAAGTTAGCGAAAGTTTCACACTGAGACAGTGAAGCCTTAAGGATCTTACCACGTTGTTGTGGAGTCTTGTCAGCAGCAATGATGTCAATGAAAGAAGCGATTGCTTCCTCAGTGTTCTCAATCAGACCACGTTCCTTGGCATTGACAACCTCCTTCACTACGTCGGTAGTCTTCTGCTCCAACTGAGGATTACAGTGGTGGTTGCTCACATTACGAGCAACTACTTCGGCATACTCACTCTCATAAGAGTAGATGTCGAAGATGTAACACTCTTGACCCAAGATGTCAAGAGCAGCACCACGGTTGAAACCAGCTTGTGCTTTCAGACCATACTGACTAGCATTAGCAGCATCGAAACATGCGATGGGTGGTTGTGCATCAAGACGATAACCAATCGTCTCAAAGTTGTTAGCGAGGTTACGAACGTGCTCCGTTTCGTTGTTCTTATCACGGGGCTGTTCTGACTCATCATATCGTACAAACTGACGAGGGATGATATAGCGACCGAGAAACTCAGCACCAGGAAATTCCTTGGGAGGTGCAGCTTCAAGAGATTCCTGCAAGATTTCCTCAGTTAAACCGAGAGGGTTGTTACAGGTTAGCAACACTTTAGCCCACATAGAGAGGACTTCAGCATTGACATTGGAAGTTGAAATGTTCATTAAATGAATAACAGTTGGACATGTGACCTCGGGAGTTGAACTCCTGTCCCGATCACATGGCTAATATACGATGGTTTGCCTGGCCTGTCAACCCTTTTCCCAATCTTTTTTGAGTCTCACGCCGAGAACCCTCTTACATAACTCAAGAGATACCTGTTGTGGCCTGCCTTTCCACCCATACCATTTAGTTTTCTTTCCCGTATCATATGGTGGATTCTCTCCTACTTCCCAGTATTGTTCTGCCGTACAATCATACACAGTCTCACCATGTTGAGCCCACCAATGTTTCTCACCACGATAATCTTCTCCACTATATGATACTAACTCATCACTATCAATGAGATAGCACAATGCTTGTGTGGCATGATAACAATGACCATAGAATCGATTGAATCCCTTATCTTTGGGATACATCAATCTCTTTCCTTTTAATAGATCTACAGTCAGATGTGTCTGAATCAGATATAATACTTCCTCAACATCATCAAGGGACCAGGGCTCAAACTCAAGAACCCTAGTCCCTATGATAACATCACCATCATAACGATGTCTTTCTATAATCTTCATAGAGCCATCTGTCTCATTCATCCTGGACAAGCCAGATTCTACACATATTTTAGATACTTGTCAAGTATTAAACGGCACTCGTTACAGTCTCCCAATCTGTTCCATTATAGAATTGAAGTTTATTCAGAGTCGTGTTGTAAATGACAGCACCAGCAATTAGAGCGATACCAGTAATTTCCGCATCTCTTTCAGTTGTGGTTAGCTTTGGTGGATACATCGCACCATCAGCAACTCTAGAACAGTCAATCGGACCTAAAGGTAGATTGGCATCATTGATGAGTCCATTGCTAGCTGGATTTGCAAAACTAATTCCCTTAGTGTAATCTATAACAAAATCACTATTTGATAGAAGAGCATTGATTGGATCATCAATTATTGTAATTAGTGAGTTAATATCATATTGATTTGCACCACTAAAAGTAAATACTGTGGATCCTGCTCCAGTATATTGACTTATAGTTGATACTGATAAGGAATTACGAACCTCAGCAGTATCAAGTACCGTGAGTTGATTGAACTGAGTAACTCCACTTGTTGTAGTAAAGTTTTGACTATTAGGAACAGTTATGGCTTGATCAAACGTAACTGGACTTGTAAATGTACTGGAACCACCAACATTTATTCCACCACCAAGAATTTGAAGTTGATAGAAAGTGCTAATACCAGCAGTAGAATTGATGTAAGAATTTCCGTTAGCTACGAATAGACCATCTACTTGAAGTTGTTGGTCTATTCTAACATCTTGCTGTGCGATTAGATTTTGAAATGTAGAAATTCCACCCGATGCACTTACTTGATGAATTGCAAAGTCACCATTCTCAGGTGTAAATTGACCTCTAACATTTAATTCATTGAAGGTTGTAATTCCAGTAGTTGTGTTATGATTGAAGTCGTTGAGTTGATCAATATTGAGACTGTTTGTAATCTCGACATTAAAGAATGTTGAAATGCCACTGGATTGGAATGTTGGACTGTTATCGGGTATCTTAATAAATGTCGGGTAGACATTATTAACTGTTAAATCGCCATTAACATCAAGATCATAGAATGTTGCAATACCAGCGGTTGCATTTGCAAATAATTCTCCTTTACCAAATATAGTTCCATCAATTACAACATCACCAAGAATGTATAAATCATCGGTTACATCAAATCTAAAAGCTGTAGAGACGCCAGCAGTAGAGTTAAACGTAACTCCTCCACCTATATTAACATCTCCTGAAATATCTACGCTTTGAGTAACATTTAATCTACCACTAACATCTAGATCAAATGCAGTAGAAATGCCAGATACTGTATTATATCTAACTCCACCTAGAATCTCAAGATCGCCACCAGTGATTGCAGCTGCACCATTTACAATTAGATCATTTCTAATGATTGTGCTTCCATTTACATCTAGTTTGGCAGTAGGAGCGGATATACCAATACCAATTTGGCCAGTATTATCAACGGCAAGCCATTCAACTGCTGGATTGCCTCTTCGTAGGAAGAATCCACCATTGCCCGTATCATTTTTATTGACATGAAGAATGATATCACTATCACCTTGGTTCGCTATTTCTAATGCTCCAGTATCATATGTTAGATTTGCTCTATCAACACCAGCAGCCTTACTATTTCCAAAATAGATTGCAGCAGAACCACTATCAGCAAGTAGTTCAATATCTGCATCGGATGCAGCTCTTACATTTAATGATGTGCTTGGATCTGCACTACCAATACCAATTAAAGGATCATCATTAGAACCACCAACTTTGAGGATTCTATCTCCTACGATTACAGGATATGGTTGAGAACCAACAGTGTCAGTTACAGTCAGAATACCAGTAGAAACATACTCTGTTGAATTTGTTCTTGCAACTGTCATTGCAATGCCAAGTTCGGCATTGTTTGCACTTACCAAACCAACACGAATGTCAGGTATTCCAGTGAGTCCTCTTGCAGTTGATGCTGTTGCAGTAAGAGTATCTACAACTACTACATCAAAGAATGTAGATATACCTGCCTCTACAAATACGTTTGAGAATACAAATGGTTGTTGATCTCCTGGTGTTGGGCTAATACTACCAATGAATCCACCAAGAGCAGTGAGAACACCTGTAATTTGTAGATTTTGTTCTAGTTTTGTATCTGGAATTGTGGGAATCTTTGATAACTCAAGGACTGGAATCCGAGCATTATCAACAGTACCAAATGACAAATTAGTTGCATTTAGACTTGTGAGAAATTGTCCACTACCATTGTATGATGATGCAGTTACAACGCCAGTAAGAATAATATCACCATAGTTAATACCTACACCACGATCAGTAGGTCCACCACCCTCAGCATAATCCCCTACCTGAAGTTCATACTGAGGTGAGGTGGTTGCGATACCAACATTTCCGCCATTGTATACACTAGAAACGCCAATACCAGTATCTACATCAACCCATTGGGATGTTGGAATGTTAGTTAGTAAGTTACCATCACCAACGAAAGTAACAACTCCGCTTGTGGCTTGAACAACACCATCCTCGAACCTAAAAGTTCCAACATCTAGTCTATCACTAAATGTACTAGCAGCACTGATGAATACATTATTAGATGCAGTAATAACTCCAGAGAAGGAAGAGTTATTTCTAACATCAAAGAACTCTGATGGAAGGGAAGTTCCAATTCCCACCAGAGAACCATTTACTACAAATGTAGTTTCATCAACTTGTACACCTTCTCGGAAGTTGAATACCTTTCTGATATTAGCCATTAACGTAGGTAGGGCGTTTAGATGTATTTATTACTTACACCGAATGACGTAGTAAATTCCATAATAAGGAGGTAGATTTCTGTTTGTTCCAGAACTACCAGTTGGTGCAGCAGTGGCGTTGTGATTATGACCCCCATTCTGACTCATCGTATGGTTGTGATTAGCCTGGGTTGGGATGTCATGGATATGTGAACCAGCATTTTGAGTAGTATGAGTGTGCGTTCCACCAGCATTTGTTTGGTGAACGTGAGCACCCTGCGTCCCAGCAGTGGCACCCCCATGATCATGACTACCAGAGGCATTTGTTGCGTGAGTGTGAGTACCATTCGCTCCCGTTGCGGCACCATGGGAGTGACCACCACCCGGATTGGTATTGTGGGCATGTTGTGTTGACTGGTTTATGTTGTGAGCATGGCCACCAGCGGCCCCTGTGGCAATATTCTGACGGGCGTTGCCAGAAGCGTTGCCGCCTCTATTACCATACTCTACACTGTTGCTTCTGCGAGTATAGTTGTGTGAATGAGATCCACCAGATACCGCAGTATGGCCATGAGTACCGCCCTGAGCAGTGGCACCATGGGCATGGGCAGGTTGTGTGTTAATAGTATGTGTATGGTTGGCAACAGGATCTACTTGAGCATGATCGTGATTAACTTCTATATCGATAGTGTGTCCGTGAGCTCCCTGAGAATCTGTATTTCCATGGTCATGGTTGCCAATAGGATCAACAGTATGTAAGTGAGTGCCTGCTGCTACAGTTTCGCCCCCATGAGCATGAGAACCAGCAGCATTATTGGTGTGATTGTGATTCGCTACAGCAGTATTTGTTATCGTATGTGTATGAGTCACTGTAATTGCATCAGCAAATCCACCAGTTCCACCAGTTGTGTATGCCAAACCAGCTGCAACAGGGAACCTATCAATGAGGTTTGGAATTACAAATGTTGATCCAGATGGATTCGGTCCATATGGGAATACTGTTCCACCAGATGTTAGCGCATCATATAGTTCTGGGAATTCCGCTTGATTGAGAGTCTGACCATCACAAACTCTGTAATATGTGGTAAGTCCAGTAATTGTTCCCGCCCACATTTGAATAGATCCAATCGGGGGAATGTTGGGAACATTCAGGAACTGTGCAGATAGTGTTCCAACAACATCAAGATCGCCATAATTTCTAGTTAAATTGGTGCTAGATCTTAGAGATAGGTCATTTGTAGTGGATTCAATTTCATTTGTTGATGTACCTGCACCAACTTCAATATCACCTAGTTTTGCACCAGCTTGACCCTCAATTATTCCCTGGAATGTAGAAACGCCAAGTACATTAAGTGATCCACTAATATCGAGAGATCCAGAAGCATTAAGGCTTCCAGTAACTTCTAAGTTTGCGTCAATCTTGGTATTACCATTGATGTTCATCACATTGTTGACGGTCAATGGGCCATCAAATTGTGATAGTAGTGTCTTGGATGCGCCACCTTCGACAACTAGTCTCTCTTTGATGATTACTTCATCAAAGATAACACTTAAAACTGAAGGATCTTCACCACGAACTGTGGGGATAGGAGCATTGAATGTAGATTCTTCACCAGTGGAAGGATTGATAATCTTGTTACCAATGAAGAAGTCACCATCGTTGTTCATTGCAGTATAAACTACAATACCACCACCTCTTTGTTGGGATTGTGTTAGGAACTCCTCTTTAGGTGTAAGTGTGATATTCTGAACTTGAGGCAATCCAGTTGAGTAGTTACCAGGACCATAACCTAGATATTCAAATGTATGGCCAGATGCACGAAGAATAGATGGTCTACGAAGTTCTGTGCCATAGATATTGATCTTACGAATCTGAGTTCCATTTTTGTGTGGTTTAGTATCAGATCCAAGATAACCACGAATTACACCAATTTCATCATTTGCAGGACCAAGTAGAGTCTTGGTCGTGATTCTCATAATCTCACCATCTACATCAATATAATCTCCTAAAGAGAATCTCTCAGCAGTTCCAATGCCAGAATTGGGTAGACTAATCTTAAATTGATTATCTGCCTCACCATCACCAATGTCCTCAACTAGGAGTGCAGATTCATTTGCAAAGAAGTTAAATCCGCGAGATCCTAGATTCTCACCCTCAACAGTAATTGTTCCACCTTTTGCATCATATGCTGTAGGTACAACATAGTTTGGATTTGTTTGTAGATCAATAGTTGTACGAGCTGTAAGAGTTAGAATACCAACCCTTTCCAACACGTTGAATTGTCCAACATTATTATTATTTGTATCCAAAATCTGGAAACTATTTCCAGAAATTAAACCATGAGCATCATTTGTAGTAATAGTAGCCACACCAGTGAGATTTCCACTATCTGATGTGAAGACAATCGTATTGATTCCGATTGATCTACCAACATTTACCATGTATTGGCCTAATACAGGCAATGGATCTCCACCAGTGTATGCAAATGACACCTCAGTAGTAGAGGGAATTGCAGAAATTCTATATGAACCGTCAGATGTAGATCCAATACCAGTAAGTTGAATAGAGTTACCGATAGCGGTAGAAATACCAGATGTGTTGATGGTGATTTCTGCACCAGTAAATCCAGATAGATCTAGAATCTCTCCATTAGTGTATGCACTACCAGGAGCTTGAACTTCAACACTTTCTACAGCACCGCCAGAACCAACAATAACTTTGGCTGTTGCGCCATCATGAGTTGATGTTCCATCATTTAGAAGTTTGACATTATAGTATTCACCTTCAGTAAATCCACTTCCCGCAGTTAAAGAAGTATAAGTTGAAATACCAGAAAGATTGTGTGGTCTATCAAGAGTTATTGTAGCAATACCAACTACACTATTAGTTTCAATTTGAATGATTGTTCGGCCAATACCAATAGTTCTATAGACGGTATCAATGCTTTCTCTTGTAATGCTATTTTCAGGATCATCAACTACTACATCTCCAATAGGATCTCTCTTAGCATATGATTTTGCTGCATTTGGATTGGTGTTTGGATTATCTCTATCCAATTGAGGATAGAAATTCTCAATTCTAGGTAGATATCCAAGTTGAGTAAACTCTTCTTCAATGTAATTATCAGCGGTTAAGATATTGAAGTGATAGACACCATCAGAGATGTTTGGGATGTGTTCTTGAATAACCTCAGAACGATAGATGGTAGCATTGATCTGGTTGTTTACTCTCTGATAGCGAGCATTGAGAGAATCTCTAGTATCGACATCAGTATTAAAATCGCCAGGCAATCTAGAATCACCATCAATATCTGTAGTGTTATATTGAAACTCTAGTTCATTGTTTACTGTAGTTACAACAAAATCTCCATTATATCCACTTTTTGCTATTCCAGCTAAGTTTGTTGTACTCTTGGCATCAACAATTTTTACAGTATCACCAACTCTAATGTTGTGAGGAAGTTCAGTCTGTACAGTTACTACACTACCAGCAGCTGTACAGGTTGCAATGTATCTGGGATTGCGTTGGAAATCGTAATCATCTAGATCAATGGTTGTGATTGTAAAGTCTTGATCATTTCTAAGATTAGTTGTATTACTATCCTGCAAAACAAAGTTTTCTACAGGGTTTCTTCCAAGAGTTGCCTCTTTAGGAACAAAATATCTAAGTTTATAAATTTTATCACCAAGACTTCTATTGTCTGGATTTCTACGAATATAAGATTCATTAGTTTGATCACCAAGACCAGCAACACCCTGACCAGCTGCTAATAAACCATTGTAGATAGCATTGTTTGCTTCAACGTGAATAAACCAGTTGTTGTGATTTGGATCATATAAAATTGGACAACCAATCTCGTTCTGATCATGATCAGATACTCTACTCTCTACTCGTAAGTCTGTACCACCATATACCGTAATAGAAACACCCTTCAAAGCATCAGATAGAGTAGATGCTACCTTAAATTCACTATTACTTACTTTAATACAATAATAAATTGTTTCTGGCTCTAGATTTTCAGGAAGATCGCCATCTGCGGATATAATACGAATCTTTTCACCGGTAACTAAATTGTGATTAAATCCGGTGTTAAACTCACTAGCAGCACTGAGACTCGTAATCTTTGTAATTCTTTCCTTAGACCCTGTTCCCGTAGCAACTGTGCTGGATGTAGATACTAAAGCATCACTAATTAAAATACTTGCTTGATATGTTGTGGTATTGGATCTATCACCGACATTGCTAAGATCAACAAATAATTGGTCATTTTGTTTAGCACCAATTCTATAACCCTGAACAATATTTTGTGGTGGATTATCAGCATCTTTGAACCCAAAGAGATATAGATGACTAGAAACACCAACGGCCGTTGTCAAGCCAACATCAAGAGTTACAAGGTCAATCTTTCTACTAACAGATCTATCGATCTCTTGTGGAGCAATAATAGAAGTTACATATCCTTGATCATCTTTTGCAAATGCCTCAGCTTTAAATCCACTAGAGATAAGTGCAATCTGACCAAAGTTTGAGTTGGAGTTGGTAATAGATGCGTCACCACCAGTCTCACATAAGAAGTGAGCATTGAAACCAATAGCGAACACAGACACCACCTGAATGATGGAATCATTACTCATTTTAATATGAGCAGTTTCCCATCCAGTTCTATAAATTGCTGTGCTATCTAAGTGATAAACCGTATTCGTATTTGTAGAACTTGATCCAGAAGAAAGTTCAGCACCTGTTACTTTGGCAATGGGAATACCATCATAAGTTCTAGATACAGGGTTATATTTAACAAATGCACGGTCATCCTTTTGTAGAGATACAGCAGTGTACTGTGCAACAACCATTGAACGGAAACCGGTGGATTTTTTACCATCGGCAAGCATACCATTCATTCCATATACGCTTCTCAGAGAGCAGTTGAAAACGTATGGAGATGCACCAGTAACTGTATCAGTCTCGATAGTTACATTTGCGCCAGAGACGATTGCAGTGGCAACTAGGGTTGGGCTTACAAATGGTAACAGATATGTAAACTGATCAGTCGCAGGTACTGATCTTACAAATGTGGAGATGTTGTAATCGCTGGGAGATGCTCCGCGAATCTTTACAGGAGTACCTACAGTAAGCCCGTGTGGACCTTGTGTTCTGACAGTAACTAACTGAGTTGCTACAGCACCATCACCAGAAATAATGCTTTCAATTTTAACTGGGTCAGAAGCAAATGCACCTACAATTTCATATTCAATTCTAGATTTAGAGAATCCTTGTGATTGTCCAGGGAATTTCTGGTCAATATTTCTACCCGAAGATTCATTAAAAGCATTAGATAGTTTACTATAGTACATGTCAAGGTCAGATAGACCTGTTTCTTGTACTACAGTTATTCCATCAGCAAACTCAAATCCAGTAAGTTTATGGTGAGAGAATGTAGGAACTGATTGATTTGTTGCAGAGAAGTCTTGGTTGTCAGTATATACTCTTCTTTCTTGTGGACCGTCAAAGAGAGTAAAGTCTCTAAAGTAACAAGTACCAGTTAAACGAATCAGAGCTGACTTGGGTACATCAGGGTCAGTTGGGTTGGGAACATATAGCGGCCGAATCTTTGTCTTTCTTAAATCTAGACCAACAATTGATGTGCCTCTTGGAAGAATACATCCACCATTTACGCTGTTAAACTTGTACAGCATATTGTCTTCGACATCCAAATCGAAGACAGATTCTAAAGATAGAGTGAGAGTAGATTGTGCTAAAGTCTCTACACCCGAAGGAGAAATGGCTCTTGCAATTCCCAAACTATCCTTAATTTTGAAACCAGGACGGTTATCAATTAAGTGTTCTCCAGGAAACAACAGAATAGTAGTTCTATCAAATAGATCATTATCGTTTCCCCTTACATAAGAGAAACGAGCTGATTCTATTAAAGCCCTCTGAATAGTCTTAAAGGGTTGAGATAATGAATTACCCTGGTTATCAATGCTATCGGTTGCGCCAATATCGTTAGGGTTAACGTAAAGAATCTTACCCTCAGTGTTCTTGATAAAATTCTGTAGCTTACTAAGAGGCATGGATATAAGATGGCAGACTTGCTTTATGTTGTATTTAGCAAGTCTTATCTATAAAGCCACTCATTGGATGCGAGTAGGGAGACTTGAACTCCCACGACCGTAATGGTCAACAGATTTTAAGTCTGGTGCGTCTACCGATTCCGCCATACTCGCAAGGCATTACACTTATCCGAATGCTTGCTATGGGGCAATTAAACCCAACATTCTGATAGTTTGTAATGGAGTAGGACAGGGGTCCACCCTGAACATCCAAAGGGGGCTGATTCCCAACTACAGGGTTTCGGTATATCCGAACCGCTGGGCACCTTTGGTTGGAACGTCTCAAGTTCCTTATGCTTCCTGAGAGGATCGAACTCTCCTTAGGCGAATTATGAGTTCGCTGCATTCACCAGATTGCTAAGGAAGCAAATGGTTCTGCCGAGAATTGAACTCGGTTCACACGCTTATAAGGCATGGGCTTTAACCAATAAGCAACAGAACCATCAAACTCACCAATCAGTTGTGAGAGCAATCTCCGCCCATTCAACATCTGCACCGCAGGCATAACAATAATTTAGAACTCGTTGAAATTGTTCTCCGTTTTCACACTCTAGAGCCCTTTCGGATCCTTCTTCACCGACCAAAAGAAAACTGAGAGTACAAATGTCTGCCACAACGCCCAGAAGAGTTTCGTTGGTGTTCATAGTCTTGGTTGATTACAGGCCTAGTATAGCACCACCGGGCCCCCGTGTCAAGCCCCTTGCTGGAACGTTCTTACTTGTGCCAAACGAGTCTCTGTTTCCTTCTTTCCAAAGGTGAGAGTCCATCTCTCCTTCAACAACTCTTCTCTTTCTGCTTTAATTGCATCGGATCTCGATTTAGCAGAAGATCTTATTGGATTACTTCCTTCAGTAGCTAAATCTGCAAGAGCTTGTGTCTGTTGATTGTACAGATTGATACAGTTTCCACAAGAAATTAGTGGTTCTACATTTTGTAAACGATAGTATTCAACTTGATCTCCATCTGCAATAAATGTATCCTGTCCGTCTCCTAGATTTCCAGACTGAATGGTTGTGGGACTTGCTGCACTTACAATGTTTATACTCCCAACGTCTTTTAATGGTTCAGTTCCACCATATGTTCCACTGTTTAAATTCTTTTTATCGGCTTGACAGACATCATAGTTCACAAATTGTGTTGTTCCAATGCTAACAGTCGTAACACCAACAAAACTACATCCACAAGAAATACCATCATCTGATGCGGACTTAATTATATTAATGTATTGATTGTATGCAACTACAGACTCTGCCATTTGTCTGTCTGTCGGAGCTGCTCTAACTACTAATTCTTTTTGTATAGGATCAATATTTTTGATCTGATCTTGAAGAAATTCAATATCTCTTTCATAACCCTCAGATTTTCCAATATAATAGTCTTTTAGGCTTGCATTCTTCTGATAACTTCCACCAACTGGTGAGATAATGTCCTCGATATTATCTACAAAATCAATAGGAAATGTTGAAATTGGCATGTCAAGGCAGTGGATCTGGTCTTCTTACATATTTATCGTTAGCATAGTCACCATTTGCAAGAATTTTTGTAGATGACTTTCTATAATCTTCTACACTAGTTCCTTCATACTCAACCACCAGTGGTTTAGTATCTTTTCTTTCTGCATGAATAATGTAATAATACTCTAAAGTTGTTGCCTGATGGCCAACATATACTTTATTGTCCTCAATTTTTTTGACATGTAATGTACTACATGCCTTTCCAATCGGAGTTAACTGTACTGTAATCGATTCTTCATGAACTAATCCTGTCCAATAATATGGCAATTCAATTACTTTTTCCGTAGTTTTTCCACGAAAATATACGCCCATTTCTGGACCTTCTAAGGCAGCATATACTAATCTGTAATTTTCTTTAAGTGGATGTGCAATATTAAATGTTTTGAATGGTGCGGCAACTGAAGCAAAAACTCCTAAACCTGCAACAGTGGTTGAAGCTGTGGTTGTTCCGGCAGTTGCTTGTGCAGAAGCATTTGCCTTAGGCCCTGCTTCTGCTTGAGCGCCAGCAACTGCTGTTACACCGGCAGAAGCATCTGCTCCAATAGTTAATGACACTCCAGTAATAGTTGTGGCACCATTTAGAAAGTTGATACCATTTGAAATCAGAGCACAAGGAGCTGCCGTAATCTCTAATCCGCAAACTCCGGGTAAAGGAATTGGTGCGATCGGGCCAGTAACTTTGGTTCCGATACTTACAGTGGCGCGATCAATTCCAAGACCAGGGCATAGTCCGAAGTATGCTGGTCCAGAAGTTGTAAATAGTCCAGGGAGAACCTTCCCCAAAGTAATTCCAGAGAGAATATCTCCAGATACATTACCTACATTTAATTTTTTTGTGTTAATTGCTTCGTTTGATAATGACATTAGAGTAAACTACCTGAACCTGTTCTAATAGCAGTGGCAACGTCAGTGAGTGTTTGCATCCAATTTCCACTAACGAGATTTTTAATTGAACCAATAACTGATGGGTGGCCAGAATTTTTTACATCTCCAATGAGATATAAGAAACCATTACCATCAAGAACTAATTTATTTTCTCCTGCGATAATAGTGTTGCCACCGTGAATTCTAATCTCCTCATCAGTTTTAATTGTGACAAATCCATTACCAATAATATCAACATTACCTCCAGGCGAAATGTCACTGGCTTCAAGTAAAATATTCTTCGCCTTTACCTTAAAATTTCCTTCCGCAATTAAAACAATATCACCATTTGCAGCATGGATCAATTTGCCAACCATTTCCTCCTTAACACTTTCTGGATCCGTATGAACTTTTTCAATTGATGCTCCAGAAATTTTTTGAGTATATGCTCCGTTACTCCAGTGAGTCATAAAGTTTCTAACTTTATTCACCCATATCGTAAACGATCTTCCAGTATCTAAATCTTGGCGACCAGAACCACCGAACATAGTAACATGTTCAGTATCAGCAATTCTACGAGTTCTTGATTGATTTGCCATTTATATAACGCATTTAATAATTTCGAGTGGGCCACCTAGAACTTTATTATCATTCTGATCAAGGATCACATCACTCGATTCATTTAAATAATCATCCAAGATAATGAAAGTGAGTTGAGCGCGAAGTTGTGCTCCAGCACCAGTCTCACTATTTATTCTAATCTCTGGAATACCAATAAATCCACAAACCCTACCAGTTATCTCGACGCCAACTATTTGACCAAACTCTGTAAACAATCCTTTAAGTTCTAGTCCAGGAATTTCTGGAATGGTTACAAGTTCATCATCCGAAGAATATCCAAATCCAGTATCCAAAACTGTAATAGACTCTAAACAACCAACAACTGATGTTGTAATAAATCCAGGATTGTCAGAGCCAGGAGATGGTGCTGGATATACTACATCAACTGGATTATCAGGATCAAAAGGCCAATCACCGCCTGGTTCCACACCAACATTTCCTCCAGGAGGAACATATTCATAACCTCCAGTTGGAGGACTATCAGGATCAAATGATTGTTCTGGATTTGGACCAACAATTGGAGAGCTTGGATAAGTGATTACCTCTCCATCATTACCAATATAAATTGCAGTGGTGATTCCGGGATCTCCAATCGGATTTCCAGGATCTGTTATTACTGGGCTGAAAGAGTTTGATCCATCTGGTACTGGTAGATAACCATAACCAGGATGAGTTATTACAATCCTATCAATTCCACCATCATCAGGATTAACAACGCAATAACCAGCAGCTCCATAACCACGTCCACACCTATCATCAAAAGTTACAAATGGGGTACTTTTATATCCTTTGCCACGATCCAATCCAACAGCACCAACAACTTGTCCGTATTGATTAACTACAGCACTGTATCGTGCCTCAACCACTGGAATACCAGCAAAAATATTAACTTCTGGCGGACCACATTGTTCTGGTTCCTTATTACATCCAAGATCAGCTCCTTTCTTGAATCCTACCTTATCTAACCAATTAGATGCAGTAGTTCTAAGATTTGGAGGCAAATCAAAATCGTTCAAAAAATCCTTATAATCATCTCTCAGAGCTTTGGTCGGACCAGCCCAAGGACTAGCATTAAATTGTACGATCTCGATACACTTTTTCTCTAGACATAAGAATCCAAGTAATCCCAATATCGCATCAACAGCACCAAAAATCTCTCCACTAATTTTTGCAATTTCTCCAAATGCAGTGCCGAGAGCATCTAATGCTCCCTTAAGTAATTCATCAAGTTTTGATGCGATATTGTTTAGTAATGCATTTAAAAATTGTTCCGCAGCGCAGACCGGAGCACTTGCAAGTTCTCCAATAATTCCAGCAATAAAATCTCCAATTAAAGATGGAAGATCTTCAATTACTTGCTGGAAAATACAAAATATTTGATCCAGAATTACCGCAAGAATTCCATCTTTTAAATCTTTTAATTCATCTCCAAAAAAGATTTCAAAAATATCCTTAATACCTGCCTTAATTTTTCTAAGAATATAATTTCTAGCTCTCTGAACTAAAGTTCTTGCAACAGCAGCTATATCCCTAATAGCATTACGAATCTGACCAATTACATCAGTAATTTTATTCAGAGTTCCAACAACATAAAACTGATAGTATTTCTTTACTCCTTTAATAATAGAGACAATTTTTGCTAGAGCTATTCTAACCCTAGCTACGTCACTTTTTCCACAATTGTTCGGTCCAATAATAGGTTCATCTAGTTTATCTCTTTCTTCTGAATCTGAATTACTAGGAACTGGTGCTCCACCATCATCTCCTCTTTCATTGGATGAATTATCTTTGCCAGAGCTTTCAGTCACCCTTCCCTGATTATTACCATCACCACCACCGGCAACTGTTTGGAGTGTCTCAGATACTGGTTCTGGATCTGGATTTTTCTGTGCCGCAGAAACTCTCCATGCTGGAATATTGTTTTGTGAATAATAATTTGTAGAGAAAAATCCAGTAGATTTTCTGTTATTTGCATCTGTTGATGATATCTCTGATCGAGATACACTTTTGTCGATAACTCCAGTAATTATAGGTTGCTGCCCATCATCACCGTCAAGAAAGAAACCAATTACAAATTCTCCACCCTCAATGGCACTACTAGCTCTATTTCCAGCTCCAGCAGTTGTTGGTTTTGAAATCAATGCAAGTGGTAATTGATCATCAGGCAATATGGATCCATCTTCGGGATGATAGCCAAGTATCCTTACAGGAACTCTTTCTCCCCAAGTATCTTGCGATGGAGTTGAATTTGGAGGAACTTGTCCTAACCACCACCTATATCCATCTCTACCAATGAAGCTACTCTTTAATATTGCTTGATCAATCATTAGTCTTCATAAATCCTACATTCATCTGCTTCTGGATTTGCGTCACAATATAACTCAAGTGGTGTAGGATCATGATGATCTCCTGCTTCAATATCTGCTTTATGATTCTCTGCGTATTCTTCTAGTTCATGCAATTCTCCCTCAATATGCCGACGTTGTTGAGGAGAAATAGTGGGATCGTGAAGAATCTCTCTATCCTTCTCAATGTGCTTTTCGATGCTTTCCATTTTACTTTTCGTTGTAGGTGTCTCTTACGAGTTTTAAATAAGTAAGCGATTGATTCATTGGACTAATGAAATGACACAATTCCTTAATCAAATACTTACCACTTAATTTATCGTCCTTTTTGTTTTTGTCAAGTTCTGGAAAATTGCAAATAATACATTTTCCAGCAGTTAGATTGAAGTTGCTAGATACTACAATATTTATAACGTGTCTTAGCAAAATATTATATCGAAGAGGAGATATTGCCATATAATCATCTGGTTCAATATTAACTTCTTTTAACTCCGTTCGATTTAAAGCTCCAATATCCCTAACACCAACAAATATACGAGAGGGACTTGTAGCTAAAGTGCCTTCAGGAGATATTGAATCTTTTCCCAATTTAGCGATCTTTTTATCCAAGTTTCCAGAAGTGATGACATTATTAGATCGTGTAATTGTAGTTCTCAGTGGATCAAACACATATGAAATCGAAGAATACACTCCAAGTTGAAGTGCCTCAAAGGTATCATATATTTTTTCCATATTAAAGGCGTGAATCTTAGTCGCATTCACTTGATTTAATTGATCCGAATCATTTACATTAGTGTATATGTATTCTTGGACTGGTTCCTGAGCCGATAAAGAATCAATCGATCTGTAATTAAAACCCTCGGAAGTTTCATAGAATAGAAATCCAGAAGATTGTCCTTCGGATGCTACTGTTCTAGCGGCAAGACTCATAATCACAGTAAAAGGTTTTTTCTGATTACCCTGCCATGCCATTTGTGTGGGCGTAGTATCTGTAATTACTCTTTTATCACTCTGCAGTTCTTGCCTCACTATACTTTCCACATTGATATGTGTTCCTACTGGAGGTAATCTTCTCCCCACTCTAGAAAATTCATTTGTAAATGCTTCTCCAGAAATCATGTTTAGAGTAATAACTTGTTTCTGCTGATCTCTTTGTGAGCTGGAGATACGACTCACAAACATATTACCAGGATTTAATTTCAGGGTTTGTTTTGCTGGATTTATAATTTCAATTTCACAAGTCTCGTTTGTTCTGAGTGGTAGTCCTGTAGCTACGTTAGTTCTTTTTCCATCAAGAAATACGTTACCGGTGTCTAAAAAAGTAACACTTGCAGTAACTGTTGGTGAAAATATATCCTCATAATAATAAAACCCAGATACACCTTCAATAATATTTACTTGCCTTCCAGATGTATCGGCAGCAAATAATGTAAATGTTTTTAAATTTGACTTCTCAGATGCAGACATCTATGTATAAGCTAGGATAACCCTTGATATACTATTTAACACACTTGCAGTATCATCTCTTTGTACCCTATACATGGTACTTCCCGGTGCTGGTGCTGGAGATTCCATTCTCGGAGTTCCAATGACAACTGCGTTTCTTCCTCGTCTATCTTGAACTGTTCTTCTTATCTGAGGTCTTTGTCTTGATCTAGCTGCAACACTATCTTGAGATACCAAACTAGCTTGAGATCCTGGAGCTCCATGAGATACAGTTATATTATTTGTACCAATAATAACTGCTTCTCGACCATATCCAGATCTCCAACGCCACTGCCTTACGGCAAATGGGAATGTTGTTTTTGATCCAACCTGAGATGGGAAAGTTTGAGGAGCTGTTGGGTGATGTTCTTGAATATCAACAGCAGCACTACTTCTTCTTCCATGAGCTTGCTGCTCTGCTGCAATTAAAGATTTGAGATCTTGATCTGATATACCTCTCCTAGCATCTCTTCCAATACTTCCAAAATGTACCCATGATCCTCTGGCAAACATTGCCTTAACTGCACGGAAAGCAACGTCCCTAATTTCTGCCAGTTGTGACGCAGACGGATTTCTTGGGCCATCAATATGAAAATGTGTCCCATATTCTGTTTCAGACGAATCACTAGATCCACCTTGAATAAATCCAGGTTCTCCCATTCTTACTGGTATTAAACCTGTTCCAGCAATTGGAGTTCTTCTCCGTACAGGTCTCTGTGTAGTTTGCCTCCGTGTAGTTTGCCTCTGTGTGGTTTCTGATGTGCCAGTATTGAATCGTCTAAGTTGTTCTTCACCACCTGTAAGTTTTATAAAGTTTATATACTCTTCCAATGAGATACTTCCATCTTTATTGCCATAGATCAAATCAATATTTTTATTTTCCACATATGCGGCGCTGGGTGATGAATATAATGCTGAATTCATATTCAGTTTACCAAGATCTGCTGGTCGTATGTTAGCCAGTGCAAGATTTCCCATCCCACCTGCAGTTCTAAAGAATCCAGCGTCTTGTAAATATTTTTCATGAATCGCTACTTGATCTGCCCTAGACAATCTTCTAAATTGTTCTTGAGTATATCCATATCTAACATCCCCAAATGATCCACCAAACATTAGTTGGAATAATCCAGTTGCAGCATCATTCTCTGGATTGACTATGCTGGGGTCTAATCTAGACTCTGCATTATATAAAGACATCAATTCGGATGGATTTACTTTTGCTCTCGCTGCTAGTTTCCTCACTGCCTCCTGAAACTCAACATCTTGTTCTATATCTTCAACTGGAGCAGATCCAGTTACATTTAACAAAGAACCACCTGCTGTTGGATCATCAGGATCCTCAGATGCAAGATCCTCAGCAAGTTTCTTTACCTCAGCCGTCATCTCATCCCATTGCTTATTCAAATCATCAAAACTTTTATTCATTTCATCAATTTTTTCTTGTATCTTTCCTTCACTATCCCAAAAATCAAGTCTTTTCCAGTTCTCTATAGTTTGAGTCACAACAGCTGTCATACTATTAAATACTGTTCCCATTTGCATAACAAGTCTTTTGATAGATGCAAAGATCTTCTGTATTCCAGAGAAGAAAATCTTTACCTTTTTGATAAAAGAAGGGATAAATTTAATCAACCATCCAATACCAATCATCACCAAGGCATCAAGAATATTGCCCATAACACCTGCTTTGCCACTCACACCTTTCGGGTTCTTCTTAAATAATTCTGTTTTTGATTCTAATTTTGTCTCTCGATCAAATTTTCTTTGCTTATCTCTAGCAATTATTTTATCTCTTTTTTGTTTTTTTACTAACTGTTCTTCTCGCTTTTTTTTATCAAAATAAAATTTATATAATTTTGCTGTAGATTGCTTTACTAAAACTGTAGACTCAATGACATTGGCCAAGCTATTGCTAATCGAATCACTCGGTTTGGATCTTGGTAAAAACTTCTGAGTATTAAGAGTCATTTTTAGAACAGAACATTATAGATCGATCTCGAAAGCATTCTATAAGGATTTGAAGTATCATAAGTTTTCAAATTAGGAACCGTACTTCCACCACTAGGAGTGGGTGGTTGTATTGGTTGTGGTATCTGCATTGTACTTACATCAACCGTTACCTGTTGCCCCTCATATTCTGCATTTAATGCAACATTCCTTGTATTGGATGTTTCTCTTCCGTCCAACGAACCATCAAGGCCTGCATAGGCTGAGTCAGGAAATACACTAGGAGTCATAGCGTCAAGTTGATCCTGAGTATACATATCAAGATTTTCCTGATCATAAGGAATTGTAGGAGTATCACCATGAGCAGGCATCACTGGAGTCGTGGGAGTAACTGGTACTTGTTGCCGCCGAGCAATATCTGCAGGAGAACTTGTGTTATCATCTGCATCTCCTCCTCCTCTGGGAGGAGAAATTGGAGTTGTAGGTTCAACTGGTTGCTGAGTCTGCTCTTGATTTCTCTTCTCTTCTTCCGCTTCTTTCTGGAGGCGACGCCGACGGGATCTATAGATCCCGTGGAAGTCATTTTTAGTTATTGGATTTCCAGAAACATCGAAATATTTATCCTCAGGAAATCCAAACATGTTTCTTCCAGCTACTACGGTTCCCACACCTGGGAATCTTACATTCTTCCCAGCACCAGAAGGGGTACTTCGTACCTCTTTGTGGGCTTCTGAAAGTTCAAGAAGTTGCTGCTGAGCACTTTTTGGTGCTGGAGTTTCAACATTCCCTCCTTTTTCCGTAAGTTGAAATGTATCCTCATTGTTTACTGTTACTTTTTTGAGCAATCCTTTCGTCTGACCAACTTGAAATAATGCATTTAAATTTGTAAGTCGATTCTTAGTTTTAAGTTCTTCATCGTCGGGTAAAAATGCACCAAACAGTCCTTTCGTCAGGTATTCTCCATAATTTTTATAATATCGTTTATTTACAGGATCGTAATAACCTCCGGCCGCTTTTAATTCAGCCTGTCGTTTTTCGTCTTCTTTTGCAGTTCTATCAAGTTGGATAGTAAGATTTTCTATTTTTTGCAATACTTCAAGGTCACTCAAATTAGAGAACTTTGCAATTGCAATTTGATCAAGAACAACTGGTTCTAAAAGTTCCGCCGTCATCAAGGCCAACATGGCGTAGCCTGCGCCACCACCCATACCCGGTCCACCTGATCGACCCACCCCAGGTGTTCCTGTCGAAACTCCTCTCCCAGTCCTAGTAAATCCTTGTCCAAATCTTTGAAATCTTTGCCGGAAAGTATTTCCACCTCTACCTTGGGTAACATTCGGTTTCGTTCTAAGAGGATTACGGAACTGACCACTTTGAGTTACTCCTCTATTAAGGCCTCTAGGATTTCTACTTGCAGGTAGATTTCCCCCTGGGCCGGGTGGAGTTACTGGGCGTCGTAAGACACCAAATCTTTGTAGTATACGCCTACCAATAGCTTGAAGTGGTTTTAACACTAACCATTTAAAAGGTTTCCAAACTAACCACTTTGCAAGTTTTTTGCCAAATACTCCCAAACCAAAAATAATTGCGCCGAGACCTCCAGATGCCAGAGCAAGGGATGATCCCATAACTGCAAGACCTGCCGTTATTTCTCCCTTTAATTCTTCTAGTTTATCAAAATCACCTTCTCGTTCTGCTTTGAAATACTTGACAAACTTGTCAGTTAACCATCCAATTCCTAGCAAAAATAGAGCATTTTTGATTTTCTCGAAGGGATTTCCCAAGGCATTATTCACAGCCTGGAATGGTGCTTTCAGTGCTTTCTTTAATAAACCACCACCTTCTAAAAGTTTCTCTGATGCCGAAGATTTTTTCTTCTCTTGTAATATACGAGCATCTTTTTGTTGTTTTTTATATTGTTTGCTCTTATTCTTTTGATCTTTTATTAATACAGTATAAATTTTGGTGATATTCGCAGAAACATCACGAAGATTATTATTGACTTCTTTTAATTGATCATTTACAATCTCATTATTAGCAGTCGGAACACTTTGAGTTATCTTCCTGAAAGAGTCTGCAAAGCTTCCCTTTGGTTTAACAGGAATAGTTGTGGAATTAATTGGAGACGCAAAGCCAGCCGACCGTTTTTTCTCTTGGAAAAAACTACCAAAATTAAAACTGGGTCGTGCTGGACTTTTAGATACCATGTTTCTGCTTATACTTGAGTTCTTCCTGTTCTAAGAAATTAACTAAAAGAGAAACATAAACTTCTCTTTCCCACGGCATCATTTCTTCTAACTCTGTCAAGCTATATTTATGGTGCTGCATTAAAGCGAAATTAGTTTGATAATAGCTCCCCAACGACTCATGCGCTAGGGCTATGCGAAAAAACTTGCTAGACCTTCCAGAACATGCTCACTTTTCTTCTTTGTTTTAGGATTAGTTACCTTAATTGTATGAGATAACTTTGGCATCGTTGAGAAAAACTTCTCGACCAATTGAAACTGTGATGATGTTAGATCACCAACGAATTCTTCTAGTTCTTCTTTCGTACAATCAGAGGCTGCCCATGATTCTTCTTCATTATAAACTTGCTCAATACACTGACCAATCATAGAAAATCCTTCATCAATTCCCAGATCTTCTCCTGTGAAATTACTCTCAACAAACTGCTTGAGAGAGGGATATTTCATTCTAAGTTTTAGACCTCCTCCTAGATCAATGTCTCTACTATGATCTTCGGATTCTTTCACTTTAATATCATCAATATTAATCTTGAGATCAACCTTAGTTTCTCCATCATCAGGACAAGTGACAGTTACTTCAATAACTTCACCCACAGACTTTCCACGAACATT